ATGTATTTCGTCCTTTACGTAGATACCCAACGCCAATGGCGTTGGACGCTCTTTGCCGCGAACAACCGTAAAATCGCGGATTCCGGCGAAGGCTACTACAATAAATCCGACTGCCAATACGCAATCGGGTTGGTCAAAGGTTCGGGATCAGCGCCCGTATACGAACGCTGACCCGATTTGGTTAATGGCTGATTAACCTGGGCCCCCGCTTCGGCGGGGGTCTTTTTTGTGGTAGTGCGCGATAGTTATGAATCAACTGGACCGCAGTAGTCCAGCAAATGTTTCATTGCCTTCTGAAGCGCTGCGGTCGCGACGCCAATACATTGTCCAGACCTGCAGCATGGCAGAAGGTGGGCGACAAAGGTACGGAGCGCGTGCGGTCGAGATGCACCGGAGAGCTGCCGCACCTTTTGATATCATTGCGCTTTTGGGTTCAGGGTAGGTGTCTTGGAGCTCGTTTTGTGGCACGTTTGGTAGCCGAAGACGCACCTAACCTCGCTCAGCGCCGCTCGTCCCTCCAGACCACGCGCTTGACGTAATAGATCTCAGAGAGATTCCTGACGATGACACCGCCGGCCGCCGGCGGGTCCTGAACCCTGAAGCCGAGGTTCATGGTGCCATTGCATCCCTGGCATCGCCATCGGTGTTGATCGCTGATGGCGTCGCAGTCGATGTCGCCGAAGATCTTCATCATGTCCTTCAGCCAGAAATAGCGCTCCCGCTTGCAATAGGGACAGCGCATCATCCCGAAACGGCTGTGCTCCATGGCTTGGCTGAGCAGATATTTCTTGCGTTTCGGCCAGTAGGGTTCGGGCATGATGACGGCAAAATAGGAACGCAGTCCTTCGCCAGTCAACCGGCCATTGACTCTTTTGTTCCATTTTTGTTCACTATCGAACCAGGGGCGGACACAGCCAGCGAGGACCGTCATGCAAGCCATATCCGTCATCCAGGCGATGAAGGGTATCAAGGACGTGATCCGGAGCCATTGAAATGTGCGGCCGGTTCACGCGATTCCACACCTGGGCTGACATCCATCGGATGTATAGCCTGTTGCCGGCGACCGAGACGGGCCGCAACACCGAGGCGCGCTACAACATCGCGCCGACCGAGGATGTGTTCTTCGTCACGGCCGGCGAGGATGGTGGCCAGAAGGTCAGGGAAGGGCGCTGGTGGCTGGTCCCATGGTGGGCGAAGGAAATGCCCAAGGCGGCGATGTTCAACGCCCGCATCGAGACGGCCGATACCTCGGGCGCCTTCAAGGATGCATGGAAGTCGAAGCGCTGCCTGATCCCGGCCGACGGCTTCTACGAGTGGACGAAGAACCCGGACGACGACAAGCGCGACCCGTGGTTCATCCACATGCCCGGGAAGCAGCCATTCAGCTTCGCCGGCCTCTGGGCGCACAACGACAAGCTCGGCGTGACCAGCTGCACGATCATCACCATGCCGGCGGCCGAGCCGATGGAGCAGATCCACGACCGCCAGCCGGCTGTCCTGGCACCGCAGGCCTATGACGCGTGGCTCGACCCGGCAACATCGCCCGCCGATGTGAAGCCGCTGCTGGAGAAAAACCTCGACGGTGAGCTGCAGTTCTATCGGGTCGATCGCAAAGTTAATGCGTCGAGCCGCGCAGACCGTCCCAACGACGACGCGTCGATGATCGAGAGAAGCGACGCGTGAGCCGAGGCCGGTCGCGATCGATCCCGTCGCCGGCCCGCATCGACGCCCGATGGCCCCATCAGGTCGCCTTGCCGGACGATCTCTGCTGCCGGCCAAACCACGAAATCTTGCTGAAGTGGTTTCGTGCGAGAGAGCTGGAGCCCATGGTCCGCAACGTCCAGGCTGTGTGGCCGGATCGCAAGTACGAGAATATGCGCCTTCACTGCTTCGCGAACAGGACCGACGCCGACGCCTTCATGGCCGAGTTTGGCGGCCGGTGGTTCAACCCCGAGAAAGACCGCGAGGGCATCCGCGCCGCCGGCGTGTGGAGGCAGGAGGGAGCATACCGGCAGATGACGGAGAGTGGCCGACTGAAGATCCATGCGATCTTCCTGCGCAATGCCGGTCAATTGGAATACGATTGATGGGCGACGAGGCCAGGGCCGGAGAGCAGGCGGAGCGCGCCAAGGGCATCGTCGAACATTGGTGCGAGCGCGCGGGCTGTAAGGAATGGGGAGGCTGGGGTTATTCCCGCGTCAAGTCCGAGACTCGCTGGTTTTGCTACGAGCACCGCGCCGAGGGCGAGGCACTTCTCGGCCGATGGGCGACTTCGCAAACCTCGAGATGAACTTGGCAAGCGGATTGTTGCCGTGCCAGCCGCCGACGCTGAGCTCTACCTCGTCGGCCGCCGCCTCGAAGGCGATGCGCGCCTGGCGCGGCGTCGCCTCGCCGATGAGGAGGTCGTGCAGCACTTCGCGGGCGATCCGGTGCATCGGCCCGTCCATGTCTGGCCAGTTGTGAAGCAGATAATCGACAGCCTCGCCGGCCGTCGTCACATATTCGACCTCGCGGCTGGGGCCGAGAATCGGGACAGGCTGGTCCAAACGCACGTCGTCCATACGCTTACTCGCTACTCTGCCGCAAATGTGGAGCAGAACGACGCCGGGAACAAGTCGTCCGCGAACATCATTGTCCCGCTAGTCGAAACGGAGACGCCGACCATGGCCGACGACAAGACGAAGACCGACAGCCGCGACAGAAGCAAGGTTGCGGGCGGTGAGGACTACGAGGTAGCCTATCTGTCCGAAAAGGCGGGCATCACACCCGCGCAGGCGCGCGAGCTGATCAAGCGCTATGGCAATAACCGCGAAAAGCTGATGGAGCATGCCAAGAACCTCGCCTGACGCGTGCCCTGTCTGCCATGGCGCGAGGTTCGTCTGCGAGAATCACCCGCGCTTGGCGTGGCCCGACGAATGCAGCTGCGGTGCCGGCGACCCCTGTCCCGTGTGTAATGCGATAGCCGAACCGCCGGCGATGCCGGAAGGGTTTGTGACGGATGTCGAGGCTACCGCCATCAGCGAAACGCTGGAGCGGATGGAAAAGACGTAGCGCGATCCCTGAAACGAAAAACTCATCACGATTGACGCGGATCGCGCGAAAAATGAATCTGGAGTTTATTGCTGTCATCCAACTTGGCGTTCAGGTAGGTGTAAGCTTGGTTGGCCAGATCGAGCCTGAATTGAGGGTCCAGATGAGATGCTAAGGCGATGAGTGACAAGACCGATACGGCGAAGTCTAAAATTGGGGAAATCCACGCGGAGCTTAAGCGGCTGGAGGAATTGGCCAAAGCCGATGGGTTTGAAGCTATAGCCGATCGTATTGCAGCAGCGCGCGCCGAAGCCGAGAGACTTGACCAAAAGCGTGAAGTCGAGGCAAGCAAAGCTGCAGCTCGGAAATGCTGACTTCGTAGTCAGCAAATAATAATCAGATGGTCAGCTCGGGCGAATTAATTCAACGCCCGCAAGAAATCCTCTAGACACCTTGAATTCATCTCGCCTAGCCTTGCTCGTTGCCTTCTCGTCACATGGACGGCTGCGGCGCGACGAGGCTGGGAAAATGGTCGCGTCCGTATTGGTGGGCAACCGCCAAGGACCAATGGAGAATGAAGGACCACGAAGCACAGTCGGAGAAATTGTCAGATATCGCCGAGTCGCTTGGCAAATTGTCGGCGATGGCAAGCGGCCAAGGGCATGCCTTTCTTGCTTATCTCATCGATATGGCATCGGCGGAAGCCGCCAACCAGAAAGCGTCAATCGATTACGCAGCGGTGCTCGATCAGGCACGCAGATCCGAATGCCGCTGTCCTTAGGGACATCACTGTTATTCTTTAGTACGGATTCTTCAACACAACCTGAGAGAGAAAATTCCCCCTCTTGGATGGTAGACGCGCGCATAACGTGTCAACTAACCTTTGCCGAGGACAGGTTGGTGCAGGGGGGTTCATGACGACTATGGCAGCTGTCAGACGGCGGGAGCGGCTCGAATATATCTCCGACATGCTTGAGCAACTTGAGCGCATGGCCGAGGTGGAGAAAGAGTATTTCCTTGGCTACCTCATCGGAATGGCAAGGCTTGAAGCGAAATATGGGGTCGGCGCTGGCACAACTTTAATCCGCCCAGTCGCCTTCACCGCTAATGGCCAGACGTGACCAGCCTGCGGAACGACAGCGCAGGCGACGAGGTAGTTCGGTAAACAAAAAAAAGCCCCGCCGGCCAAAGCCAACGGGGCGATCGCGTCTGCCAGCTTCAGAAAAATGATCAGGGCGGCGGCTTTCCGGTCAGCGAGTACCATGTCGTTGCGGCGCCGGCAGCTGCTGCCAGAAGCACCTTGCCGATCTTCCAGAGGATAGTCCCCAGCCGGCCGGCGACGAGAGCATGATCTCGCGCCGTCTTGACGACGTCGGTGATCGCCTGCTGCGCGTCGACCTTGGCCTTGACCGAATGAAGCTCCGTTTCCAGATGCGTCGTCCGCATGACGATCTTGCCCAGCTCCTCGCGCACACCCTGCCGATAGGCCGACGACTTCGCCTCCGCTTCGGCTGCATCCTTCTTCAGCTCGTCGACCTTGCCGTCGAGGCCCTTCTGCAGGCCGATAAGCTCTCCGACCTGCTTGTAGATGTCGTTCAGGCTGGCGTCTGTCATTTCCGTCCTCTGATGGCCGCTGCGATTGCCGTGAAGCCCATGCTCGCCGCCTGCACACCAAAGAACGAAAGCAGGATGGTGCCCTGGTACTGGTCGAAAGGTGCCGGGAATTTTGGGATGCCCCAGCCAAACTTCCCGATCGTGTCGAGCGTCACGGCGACATAGTGCGCCGTCGCGCAGCCCGCGATGATCGCGGTGATCAGCCGCATTTCCCAGAATCCGGCCGTCGCGAGCCGGATTTCCTTGGCGGCCTCGCGCGCCTTGATCTGCGCCTCGATGTCCCTGATCGCGACATCGGCAAGCAGCCGCTCGGTTTCGTTGCCGGCGTCGAGCTTCGCCCTGTAGGCGGCGAGCAGCTGCCCCGTGAGATTGCCGGTGACCCAGCGCAGGAACGCCCACATCAGCAGAAGCTCCAGCCGGTGCACCCGAGCCACCACCAGAACAGGGCTGCGCCGGCGCAGAGCATCACGGTCGCGCCGGCGAGGAAGAGGGCGATGTCCTTCATGCCAGCACCGGGTCGAGCGTGTCGCCCATCTCGGCCGTCACCTGCCCGACGTCGCCCTCGTCGGTCTGGCGCGACTTCCACCAGCCATAGAGCCCCCAGGCGGCGAGGCCGACGCCGATCGCGCCGGATCCCGCCAGCAGCGCGTTGGCAACGGTCTGCGCGGTTTCTGCCTCGAGGCCGGTCAGATAGCTGGCCGTCTCCGCGATCTGGTCACGCAGCGCGACGACGGCAACGATCATGCCGCCGCCCTTGGTGGCGTCTTTCACTTCCTGCACGTCGGACGGCTTCTGCTGGCCGACCGGTTCTTCCGGTGCAACGCGATAGCCGTCGAGCGCCCGGATCGTTTCCGGCCCGGCGACGCCGTCGGCCGTCAGCTTCTTCAGCTTCTGGAAGGCCATCACCGCCTTCTTCGTGGTCGGGCCGTAGTCGCCGTCGACCTTCACCGCATAGCCGGCGCGCACCAGCAGGGCCTGCAGCGAGCGCACGCGGGCGCCCTTCGATCCCATGCGCAGCATGCCCGTCGCCTTCGACACGGCCGGCTGACCGGAGAACTTCGCATAGGCCGCCGCAATGCGCGTGTGATAGCCGTGCTTGCGGAACCCCGCTCCGTTGTAGCCGCGGGCGAAGGCGGTGAAGTCCTTGCGCTGCAGCTCGTCGACCAGGCCGAATTTCTGGATGTATTGCACCATGACGAGGATCTGGCCGGCGACGCTGGCGCGCGCGGCCGTGATCATCTCGCCGGCGGAGGCATAGCCCAGCGCCTTCCAGTGCGCCGTCATCACCTGGCCGACGCCGATCGAGAAGCTTTCCAGCGCCGCCCGCCTGTCGATCCGTATCGCCTTCTCGACGATCTTCCATCGCGCCGCCTGCGCCTTGGGGTTCTTCACCTTGCCGGCCTTGGGGCTGGCGAGCCCGAGCCGCACCGCTTCGTCGCGCGCATCACCCTTCAGCCGCTGGTAGAAATAGTGCCCCTCCCATCGGATCAGCGGCATCTTCTTGCCGTTGACCATCGCGAAGGCCTGCCCGCCGCTTTCCTCCTGCGCTACGGCGCGCAGCGCGGCCGGCTCGACCTTGATCTTGGCGGCGATATCCTCGATCGCAGCGAGCGTGTCCTGATCGAACATGGCTGTTCCTTTCAGTTGATGGCCCGATCGGCGTCGCCGATCAGTTGATGACAGTGATGCGAACCGGCGCGGTGCCGGCCGAGAGCATGCCGAGGCGCTTGGCCACGGCGCGGGAAACATCGATCACCCTGCCCTTGGCGAAAGGCCCGCGATCGGTGACCCTGCAGACGGCCTTGCGGCCATTGGCGAGGTTGGTGACGGTGACGAGCGTATCGAACGGCAGTGAGCGATGAGCGCAGGTCGCCGCGTTCTGGTCGTAGCGCTCGCCTGAGGCCGTCAGACGGCCATGGAAGCCCGGCCCATACCAGGACGCCTTCCCAGCATGAGCAGGCGCGCAGAGTGTCATCGCGGCGCAGAGCGCCAGCGCATGTCGCATCGCTATTCCCTTTGGCTTGCCGTGGTGTATCCTGCGCGCGGCTCGCCGAAGGCGGGCCGGGGCGTCGAAACCCCTTCGGTGGCGGCATCAGTGCAGCCGTAAACAGCACTCTCCGATCACGTCGGGGAGGCCCGCGTGCATGTCCAGGGAGCGATCCTAAAGACGTGGGCGCTCTCCACCGAGAGTTTCGAACTCCCCGACACCCTGTTCGGAGAGGCGCATGACCTTTCGGCTGAAGTGCCTGCTCGCGGCGCTGGCCCTGTCCGGCGCAATCTGGTGGACGCTATTCGAGGCGTTGCTCTAGGCGGGCCTAAATCCTCGCCTGATCAGCACCAGCTTTCCTTGCGGCCTTTCCATGGCCGGGCAAGGCCATCGGCGATCAGCGCCACGCCGACGCTCTTGCCATTGATCGAAATCACCGCCAGCGTCCGGCCGTGCCGGTCAAGCAGCCTGCCGTCCACCGGATCGCCGCGCTGGACCATGAACTCACCCTGTAGCAACTGGGCGAGGCGCGCCGTCGAAAGCCGGGCCAGAGCGCTTTCCGCATCGCAGCGGCCCCTCGGGTCCGGCGCGTCGATGTCTGCAAGCCGGATCTTCTCTCCATCGATCCAGACAGTGTCACCATCGACCACGCAGGTGATCCGCTTGCCGGTCCCGCAGGTCGCCATCGCGTCCGCCGGGGCGGTCAGCCAGAGCAGAACGGCGAAGCAGATCGCCGCACCGACTGCCCCGGCGGCAAACGCGAGCCTCGTGCGACGCGGGTAGGGATCGGGCAGGTCCGTCATGCCCCGACCCTACCTCTCGGCCTTCCCGCCTTCAATCCCGCGTCAGTGATAGACGCCGCCGCCATAGTTGCCGCCTGCCGTGCTGCCGGGGATGTAGCTCGCGCCCGCGCCGTTCGTGCCGATGACGGCGTTATAGCCGACATTGTAGCGCTGGCCGGTCACCGTCCCGGTGAAGGTCACGCCGTTGACCTCGACGAAGGCGAGGTTGCGCGCCTCGATCGTCGTCGTGAAGGCCCGCGTTCCGAGCGCGACGGTGCCGCCGAACATCTGGATGCCGCCCTGGTCGATGGCGCGGACGAGGCAGCCCGAGTCGGCATCGACCGTGAACCCGGCATTGGCGAGGATGTAGGAACCGGAACTCTGCGTGACGATGCAGGCCCCGGCGCAGCTGCCGATGGTGATGCCGCTGCCGATCCGCAGCCAGCCGCGCTGCAGGGAAAGGACGCCATAGCCGTTGGCGTCCAGATTCTGGATCTTCATGTTCTCGACGACGCAGCCTGCGCCAAGGCTCGCCTGGATCGCCCCCTGATATCCGGTGGCTGCGGAAATGATCGTCGTGGCGCCCGCGCCGCTGTAGACGAGGTTGTAGAAGCTGGTGAGGCCGGCCACGACGGGAACGACGACCTGCTCGGAAAACGTGCCTGCACCAATCGAGATCGTCACCGAATAGCCGTTGAAGTCGATCTGGCCGATCGCCTGGTTCGCTCGGCCGATCGTCAGGAACGCCCCGCCCGAACTGTTGACCAGTCCAGTGTTGCCGTCATTGCCGTCCGTCCGGACGTAGTAAGTGCGGTTGCCGGTAAGTTTTTCCCGGATGGCAGTGACGGCCGCCTTCTCGCTGTCGAGCTCTTCGATCGCGGCCTGCGCGTTGGTCGCGGCAATGGTGCCAGCCGGCGTGACGGAGATGTCGGCTGCGGCCGTGCTGCCGCCGAGCGGGGTCAGGTAGGCCGGCCCGATCCAGTCGGCCGAGCCGCCGTCGCCCATCGTATAGAAGGCCGCACGGCCGTCGCCGATGTCGGACACCAGGATAACGAAACCCTCTGCCTCACCGTCATAGGCGTCGCGCGCGGAAAGGTCGGCGACATGGACGTCCGCCCATTGCGAGACTGCGCTTGCATCCACCTTCAGATAGCGCCGCCCGATACTGTCGCGCAGAACTGTGTCGCCATCGTCAGATGCGGTTGAGGACAGGGACAGTCTGTAGAAACCGGCAGTCTCCTTCACGAAGGCCCATCGCGCCTGCTCCAGATCGTTGTCGCGAAGCTCCTGGATCGTATCGATGAAAAGCGAGTTCTGGTCCGTCACGAAGGCCCGAACGGTAGCTGCGTTCCAGTCCTCGCCCGAAGGGTAGGCATCGCTGGCTTTGATGAGCGGCATCTATTTTGGCTCCGGCTTTTGCACATCCGCTCCACTTGTCGTGGCACAACCGAGGCGCTACCCTAGGTTGGATTGTCGGGGGACATGCAATGAAGAAAATCGTCTTTGCGGCTTCTGCCGCCCTTTTGTTTGTCGGCTGTGCGAAGCGGCCTGACGCCATTACGCCGCTAGCGCTACCCGCGACTGCGTACGTCAATCTTGATTGCGCACAGCTTGCGGCAGAACACCAAAAGTCGAAGGTCGCCTTGGAGACAGTCTCCAAGGCACAGAACAATGCGGCCACCGGCGATGCGGTTGGTGTGTTCCTGATCGGCGTGCCCTTGGGCAGCGTTGGCGGAGGTGATCAGGAGGGCCAGGTCGCTCTCCACAAGGGCGAGCTTGTCTCCATTGAGGCGGTGCAGAAGAACAAGGGTTGCTGATCGCTAACTGGGCTGGATCACCTCAAAGATCGCGCGACCGGTTACCGCGCTTATGGTCCCCCCAGTGGCCACGCTCGCTACATGATATGTGTGCGTGCTTGCATCAGGAGCGTCGATTTCGATAACGGAGGCCGTGTTTACGCCTCCGGTGCCGGTGACCGCCATGATCGTCGCCGAGACCGCGCCAGCGCTATCTAACCTGACGCCGAATTGACCACCGGTAAGGCCACCGCCGGAACCGGTGTACGTTGTAAAAAACACCGTTATCCTGATCTTCTGACCGACGGCAGCGGTGATCGAGGGAGAAGAAATGCGGTTCGTTATCGATCCGCTGGAAGTAGCGACAGTGGTGTTGCCAACATAATATGATTTCACCACGACCGGCGCGGACACCGCGACCGTCCATGCCCCGCCGCTCCACTTGTAGAGCGTGTCGGGACCGATATCTTTGCGGACGATATGATCGCCCTGCGATGGCGTGAAGAATTCCCACGCCCCGGCCTCCGACCAGCGCGCGACGTCGTTGGAATGCCCGGACCACGCCCCCGAACCGGAGGTGCCGACCTGATAGGCGGTGCCGACTGTGGGTGTGCCTCCGGGAGGGGCGTTCTGCGTTCCCTCGACCTTGATCAGGCCAAACGGCAGCTTGAGCTTCTTCGGCGTGACCGAGCCATCGGCGAGCGCCCCGGTCCCCATGCCGAGCACCCAGTCGCCGTTCGGATCGTAATGGTAAAACGCTTCCTCGTCCTCGACGTAGACGACCATTCCGACAAAGGGCTGGCGGAATATCCATCCGCGTGCCGTGTATTGCGCGACGGCCTTGGCCTCGCTCGCCCAGTCCGTTCCCGAAGGTGCTGCGGTGAGGATATAGGTGTCGCCCAGCGTCGGGCTGCCCGGCTGCGCATCGGTCGTGGCCGACAGAGCGGAATCCCTGACAATGACGTCGATCCGCTTCTTGTAGCGCCGGCCGGAGACGACGATGCACGACACGCCGCCATCGTCAGCCGTCGTCGTGTCCGTCGCGTCATAGGCATAGAACTCCAGATCGCCGTCCTCGCCATAGATCGCAAGCGCACGATAGGGCTGGATGGTGAAGTCCTCGGCCGACAGGGTCGGGGTCGGGAAGACACCGATCATGGCCTCGGCGAGCTTGGCGCGCACCGTGGCCTGAACCTGGTTGGCGCCGAGCGGAAAGGCCGTTTCAAGAGCGGTCGTCATGCGGCTTCAGCCTCCAGCACGTCCTCGTCGAGGACGAAGTCCTGTTCGTCTTGCGGGTCGAAGTCCGTCACCGTCTCGTCGTAGCCGATCAGCGTCAGCCGATAGCCGCGCAGCCGGTCGTCCCATTCCTTGCTGACAAGCTCATAGAGCCCGTTGCAGCGCTCCAGCGGGCCGGTCAGGTGGACGCGGTAGACTTTGCCGGGCGTCCAGCCCAAGGCCTCCAGCGTCGCGCCTGCGGTCAGCGTGCGGCCAATGCGCGCCTGTTTGAGCGCGGCGCACGCGATGCGCTGCATCCGGCGGTGATCCTCGACATAGGCTCCGCGCAACGAGGCCTCGCGCGGCTTGCCGTCCTGCGTGATCAGGTCGGTCTCACGCAGCACCGGGCCGGCCACCTCCTGGAACTCGCGGTCGGGCGCGATGAAGGTCGGCTTGATGATGTTGATCAGCTCGCGGTCGCGCGGCTCGGACGCATATTCGACGCCGCCCAGCAGCATCTTCATGTGCAGCGTGCCGGCCGGCGCCCGCCTGGCGCGCACCACCGGATAGATCTTCGCCCGGTCCATGATCAGGTGGCCGCCCATGGCGACCTTCATGTTCTCGATCACGTCATAGGGGCTGTCGGTCGACTGGACGACGCCGTTGATCGTGTGGCGATGGAAAGTCGTGCCGTCCTTGCCGACTTCCCAGCGGTCGCACTCGTCGGCGGCCAGTGCGATCTGGTCCCAGTCGAGCCTTGCCGGATCGACGAGGCGCGTATCCGGCCACTGGTGCGTCAGATAGCGCGCAAGGCAGATCGCCGCATTGTCGCTCCACGTCCACGTTGATGGCGTTTCCAGCACCACGCCCGGCTTGCGCGGATCGAAGCATTTCGCGCCGCGGAACCGCGTCAACGGCTGCAGCACCCCCTGGTCGCCATAGACCCGCTTGTGATCGTCGTACTTGGTCTGAAAATCGGTGCCGAATCCGTAGTGTGCCCGGATGACCAGCGTGGCATGACCGCGCTGCCGGAAGGTCGAGGGCATGGTCGGGAAGTCGGCCGCGATGATCGGATCGATTGCCTGGCTCATCGTGCCGGATCGGAAGGACGCCTTCAGGTACTGGTTCACGCCGTCGTTGAACGGCACCGACGTGGCGAAACCGCTGCCGTCGAAGAACACTCGATGCCCGTTGATGTAGACGCTGTCGAGACCGTCGACCTCATGGGCGGCAAGCAGGATGCCCATCCAGATGTACGGCTTCTTCGCCTTGTAGAAGAACAGCGCGCCGCCCGTCGTCACGGTGCCAAGCACCAGGCGCTGCGGCGGGATCGCCTGCTTCAGGATCGATTGAAGGCCGTTCGGGTCGGAGACGGGCGCGACCTGCTTCTTTGCCTGATACTGCGAATAGGCCGCAACGCCTACGGACAGCGCCAGCGGGCCGATTGTGAGCGCGGCTGCGCCGATATAGGTGGCAGCGGCAAGCGCGCCGCCGGTCAGCCCCGCTGACGTGAAGAACAGCAGGGCTGCGGGAATGGCCTGTGGCATCAGATGACCCTGTAGACTTGAGGCGTGCCTTCGAAGATGGATTGATCGAGGACGAGGCCGCCATGCTCGGATCGGACGCACCAGAACCCGCCATGGAAGAACCCCGGCGAGGCGACCATCCCCTTGACCTTGTCCCGATAGCCGACCATCGCGACGTCGAAGTCGTGCGGCATCTGGACCCGTTTGCCGTTCCCCGCGAACGCCGCTTCGCAGGCTTCATGGAGCGTTTCATGCCCTTGGCGCCGGAATGCCTGCACGAAACCCAGCGGGGTCCTGTAGCGCCCGCGATAGACTGCCATCAGGTCAGGCCCGCCGGCGGCACGGACAACATCAGCCACGGCCATGCAGCAGTCGTTGACGCCGAAGCGGATCGGCCCCTCACAGCGCTCCCAGAATAGATCGAGTGCAGCTTTCCGCAGACCGACCGAGGTGAAGGCATAGAGCGCCGCGTTCACGCCGGCTGCTCCCAGTTGATCTGCGTATTCTTCAGTTCCGACATCAGGTCGAAGCCGGTATCGGTGTCGGGGTCAATGCTCTGTGCGACGAGGAAGTTGCGCTGTTCCTCGACATCCCAGACCGCCTGCGACTGCGTCTCGAGGAAGTAGAACCCACCATTCGAGGCGATCCGCATCGTCGCCTGACCGTTCGGCTCGATCGAGAACGTCGGCTGGTCGAGCTCGCTTTCCGAAAGCAGCTCCACAAACCGTGGACGATAGTCAGGCCCGAGGAACGCCTTCCACACCCATGCACGGTTACCTTTCACAGTCTGGTCGAGATAGGACAGATATTCCTCATCGATGCCAGACAGCGTGAAGGTGATATCGGTCACCTGCACCTCGGTATCCGAGGGCGCGATCTGCACCGAACCGAGCCGGCCGACGCCCTTCCACACCTGCCCGTCGTGGTCGAGATGGCCGAGCCCGTCCCAGAGATAGACGTCGCCGTCGGGATGCTCGACCTTGACCAGGATGACCTCGGGCGCATCGCCATCGCGAAGCACCTGCAAAAGCGGCCTATTCGACATAGGGGATCTCGATGCCGGAGAGCGATGCCGCCCCGAAAACCAGATCGTAGCGCTGGACGCCGGAGTCCTTGCTGGCCAGCACGAAGCGTGCCGAAGGCTTGTGCAAATTGATCTGGTCGCCTTCCAGCGCCGGCTTCCAGAGCTTCCACAAAAACGGCACCGTGCACTCGCCGTTCGCATCGGAGACGCAGGTCGCGGTCACCATGTAGAGGTTCCCGCCAGTCTCGAAATGATCCCCGGCATGAAATACGGTCGCCGATGGCCACAAGCCCGTCATGTGTAGGGCGTCCGTATAGCGCGCAGCATCGGTGCCGACGTAGGCGATCGTCGATCCGCCATCGATGTGCCATGTGCCGTCGATGAGATAGGCGCCATCGATCGAGTATTCCCCGCCAAGGCTTTGCGAACCACGGGAAGGCCGGAAGATGCCGGCTCCCACTCCCCTCGGATAGATCCGGGCAGGATGATGGAGCCGCATCGCGACATAGCCGCCCATAAGCCGGGCAATCGTCGCATCCCATGTCATTCGCCGGTCCTCGGCTCCATCGTCGTGCTGTGGGGCCATGCCAAGCTCGGCAACCCAGCGCATGTGACGAGGGCCACCCGCCCGATAGGTCGCATCCCATGCGTTGCCCGACACCTCCATGTCGGGAACAAGCCCGAATGTGCCTTCCCTGACGCGATAGATGCTCGCCGAGAGGTCGAGGGTGCGAAGTGGAAAGGTCAACGGAAGAACCCTGGCTTGTTACGGGCGGTCGCCTGAACTGCCGAGACTGATCCCTGCATGATACCGGGAGCCGCCGCCTGCACGATTTGGACCGACTGGTCACCGGCCTGCCGAAGCATTCGCGCCTCCACGTCGGAAGCCAGGCGGATCTCGACCACGCTGCGGCCGCCGCCTTCAATGTCCTTGTTGGCGGTGACGTGCCCGCCCCGCGATCCCATGCGGATGATCTCGGGTCCTTTCTCGCCCACCACGTAGCTTTTCCAGGGATCGACCGGGCCGCCATTCGCCCTGAACCCACCGAAACCGCCGAGAAAGCCGGTGACGAAGCCGCCGAAGGGACTGTTTCCGAACCCTGACATCGTGAGCAGCTGCACGGCGACTTGGCTGAGGACGGAGAGGAGCTCACCTGCTTCTAGCTTGCCGTCTTTCAAGGCATTCGCCAGCGAGCTTCCGGCTCCCTGCGCGATATTGCTGAACTGCGCCAACTCATCGTTTGCGCGCTTCTGGGCAGCGATATAGTCGCTTGTGTAGCCGATCATCTCGGCAAACCCGTCGCGCGTCGCCTTGAACTTGTCCGCAGTGGACTTCCCGGAATTCGAGCCGTCGGATTCGCCAGCTGACAGCGCATTCGCGATAGCCTGTTGCCGCACCGCGTCGAACATCTCGCCGGCATAATCGCGGTTCATCGCATCGCCCGCGCGGTCCATGAAGCCGCCGAACCCGGATGACAACCTGTCCCTCGCTGCGGCGCCGCCGATATCGATGCGACCGAAGCCGATCGCATTGGGGTCGCCGAGGTCGCCGATCTGACCCTCCAGCCCCGCCGCGCGCAGCATGCCGTTGATCTTGGCGATCAGGCCGTTGAACATGGCGACAGTTTCCTGCGCCATCTCTTCCATGGCCGACAGGAAGCCGTTGGCCGCTGCCTCGCCTGCCGCGATGAAGGCGTCGGGCACCAGACCAACGGCGGTGTGCAGGGCGTCGATCTGCACGACCCACGCGCCGATGAACAGATTGACCGCCGTCTTGGTGCCGCCGACGACCATGTCCCAGGCGCTCGCAAACCAGGGCGCGATCGCCTCGATCGCGGGGCGCAGCTGCTCGTAAATCGCGCTCGCGGCCACCTGGAAGACCGCCGTCGCGACATTCCCGAACGATACGGCCGTGTCGGTCGTCTGGTTGATCTCGTAGGTCAGGCCCGCAAGGCCGACTCCGGCCGCAACGGCGGCGGCGCTGAGCAACGGAAACTTGGTCGCGGCGCCCACGACCATGCTGCCCATTTCCTTGAAGACGCGCGTCAGGCCGCCTTCGTTCGGCCCGTAGATCTGCGCGATCTGCGGCCCCTGCTGCAGCAGAACCTGCATTGGGCTCGCGCCCAGCGCCAGCGTCTGGCCGACGTCGCCCATCTGCATCATCAGGTTGCGCCGCTGCCAGTTGTCGTTCGCTGACATGGCGCGACGGCCGGCGGCGGCATAGCGTTCCGTCGCGGCCGTCAGGCGGTTGGTCTGGTTGACCGCGCCGGAGATCGATCGCGCCGTCTGGTCCATCTCCATGCCGAACGTGTTGGCCCGGCGACCGGCGGAATCGAACGCCGCCTGCGTGCGGTCATTCGCCCTGATATCGAAGGCAAGGTCACGCATGGGAGGCTCCGGGATGGAGTTCGAAATAGGCGATCCAGTCAAAGAACTCGGCGTAGCGAAGGGTGCCGATTTCTTCGACCGACTTGCCGAGGCGGAGCGCGAGCGTGTGCATCACAACAAGCTCGGGATCCGCCTTCAGTCGTTTTTTGCTGTCTCGACCGCCTCTTCGGCGTCTTCGGTCGGCACATCGACCAGGATCGCGCCGGCAATTCGCCCGACGACACCGGAATCGACGCTGTAGGTCAGGTCGTGCTCGTCAAGGTCGCTGAAGAGCCGCTTCCCGTCCTTGTCGCAGGCCTTCAGGACGACGGCCCTCACGCAGGCAGTCGCCCCGTCGGGCGCATGGCCCTTTGCATCCACCTTGAAGATCTTGCGGCGTTCGGCGACCGTCAGCGGCGTGCAGGTGACAACCAGCGGCTTGCCGGGCTCGCCCCACTCCGGCACATCGATCGTCTTGCGCTCAATCTCGGCGTAATGCGCTTTCGCGCGCTCCAGTATGTTCGACATGATCAGGAAGGCACCGTTGCGACAGAGAGAGGACCGTTGCCGGTCAGCTCGATGGAGAATTTCACGATGTCGGAAAGGTCCGTTTCGTAGGAGATGCTGGTCACCGTGGCCGTGCCGGACAGGTATTTCTTGCCGACGCCGTCACCATCCGAATAGAGACCGAGCGTGACCGATGCGCCGATGGTCAGCGCCACCTGGCCGTTGGTGTCGGCGGGGTCGTAGTTTGCCGCCACGCTCGCGGTCCAGCCCGGGATGCCGGCGATATGCGTCTGAGACGTGTCGCCCATGGCAGTCGACGACGCCACCTCCACCGTTTCGTTCGCCGACCAGCGGGTGACCTCGGCGACCACGTTGGTCGTCAGCTTCACCTTGCCGTTCTTGCCGTGATGCACAGCCATGTTCGCCTCCTAGAGCGGGGTTTCGGGGTTGTTGCGCGCCGTAAGCACGATCACGGCGAAGGTCAGCGCGGCCGTGCAAAGCGTCTTGTCGCCGGTCGCGTTGAACTCGAATTCGGTGGATTGGTATTCGTAGGTCTCGGCCCCGCCGCCGAGCGACGGGTCGGCCGCCAGCTTGCCTTCGACGAACACGGCCAGTCGATCGAGAATGTCTTCCGTGGCCTCTGCCGCGCCCTTCGCGCAGGCCGTGACGCGAACGGTGATCCTGCGCAGTTGCGACGGATTGCTGCCCATCGACTGGTCTGTCGATGCCTCGTTCTGGACGGCGATCAGCAGCGTCGGTTGCAGCGCATCCGGAAGCGGCAGGGATCGCCGAACCTCGACGCGAGACCCGGCATCGGCCGAGCCTGTCAGGTTCGCCTTCAGCCAGTCGCGGATCGCCTTGCGGACATGCGCCATGGTCAGACCTCCTGAAGCCGAACCACTGTCATGCCGGTGCCGTCGTGCATAAATTCGACAGCGACAAAGTTGCTCATCGCAAGCGTATCGGGATCCGTGACGGCGATGGCATCACCATGCGCAGCGCCTGACGGAATGTCGCTCGTCCGGCAATGGATCTGCGGGCCGCTGCCTTCGACGCCGCCGTCGACCAACGGCGAGGTCAGCATCTGGTACTCGGCGTCGAAGATCGCGGTGATCTGGTGCACCGTCACGCCGCGCGTCCACGCCACGGCCGATGCGAACTCATCCGCATCGACGAAGATGGCGCGGTCGGCGGCGGTCTCGACGGGCATGATTATTCGGTCTGGGCCGCCGCCTTCTTGGCGGATGACTTCTTTTCGCGGCCGAGCGGCTTTTCGACGACAGTCAGATTGTCGGCCAGATAGCGCGGCAGCTTCTCCGGAGAAACCGGATAGCCAATCACTTCACCCTTCTTGAACTCCACCGGACCTTTGGTCAGACATTTGCCCTTCCCGATGTCGAGCAGGTGATTGCGGGCCAATGCCTGTTCGGACGACAGGAAAAGCGTCTCGCCCGCGCCGAAGCGAACGACGGGTCCGGTGACTTCATATTTTGACATGGGGCATTCTCCTCTGTTCGGGCCAGACGTCGTTTCGGCGTCTGGCCGGAAGAGAGCTTCCGGCTCCCGGCGGCTAAGCGCCGGGAGCGGTCGATTTGTTGTGATCTGGATGAGGTCAGGCCTGCAGCGTAACCAGGCAGGCATGCTGCCAGTAGGCATATCCGACGTTACCGGTCCAATCGACGCCGAAGAGCTGTTCCTTGTTCAGCTGTTCGTATTCGGAACCCTCGCCGAGCGCGACGACGTCGGGCATTGCCTCTTCCTGAAGAATGAACGGCTTTGCCGCCTCGTCGGTGCGGAACACGGCGAACTTCGTCGTCCATGTCAGGCGTGGATTGGGCACGATCTCGATGTTGAACTTGCCTTCCAGCGCCTTGAGAACGTTGGTGTTGCCGCCGCCGACCAGAAGGGCGCTCACCGCTTCCAGCGCGGCCCCCATGAATGTGGTCGGCACCATCACCACGAAGCTCGATGCTCCCTGGTTCATCGGCTCGCCGCGGTCATCCTTGAAGCCGTACATCTGCGCGATGGCCTTGAGGATTGCCGCCGACATCGTGTCGGCCTTCGGAGCAGTCGCCGTGCCCCCGGTGCCTGCATCCGAAATGTCGAATACGATGTCGTTGTCCTGCGTGCCCGACTCGCCTTCCGAATGGTCGGTATCGAAGAAATACTGGCCGTCGTAGCAGACAGTCGATTCACCGGCGATGATGAGAGCGGAGAGCAGCTTCGCCGGATGATCGTTCGCGCGGTCGGCGAGCTGGTTAACCCTGATCTGGATCTGGCCGACCTTGTCGCGGCGCATGTCCTTCGACCGGATCAGGATCGAGCCTTCGTAGTCCTTGTTCGAGATCGTGAAGCCATTCTCGGCGAGTTCCTTCGGCGTGCGACCGCCGATGAATTCGCGCAGCGCTGGCGCGTTGCCGAGCCAAGCGTAGGTTTCAAGCGCCTGGTCCGACTGCATGCGCATGGCGAGTTGCGTCACCCATGCGGCGGAGCCGGTCTCGAGGCGGGCGAGGATCATGCCGACCACGCCCTTGGTCGTGATTTTCTGGAACTGCTGCGGAAGCATTGTCTTCCCCTTTCAGTGTGCAGGAGGATTGATGGACCGGGCGAGCCGGAGAGGAGCAAATAGATGTCTCGGGGCGGCTAATCAGCCGCCCGGAGAGAAAGCGAGCAGGATCAGGCCTGCAGGGCGGCTTTGACGTTGGCGGCGTCGAACTCCACGACGGCGAAGCCGGTGGAAATCCAGCGACTGACGTAGCCGATCAGGCTGTTGGTCGATGCGGTAAGCGTGAACGTGTCGTCATCAGACGCGTAGACGGCCGGGCGATCGTTGGCCGTGATCGCGATGCCGGAAATCGGCAGCACCACGTTGCCCTTCTTGCGGACGTTGACATTGATCGCTCCTGCGGCGCCAGCGGCATTGTCGGCAATCACTTCTGCGAAGCCCAGGAAGGGATCGCCGGCCACAAGCGGCCGGGCATAACCCGAACCGTTTTCACCAACTGCAGCGCCCGCGTAGATGATGTCGGAGGCAACAACGGGATACTCTTCCTTGTCACCCATCTGGAAGTCACGAAGCTTGTTGACTGCGAGCGTGGTCGCCAGGAAGCCGCCGCCATCGGTGAGGCCGCCGAGGCCGGCGACATGATGGACGGCATCAGGAATGAACATGACGCCAAGGACTGCGAAGGTAAGCGCGGCCAGTCCCGCCGCGATGAGCAGGTTCTTCTTCATCGGAAAATGTCCTGTGTTGGAGTGTCTTGCGCGGACAGGCCCGGCCCGCTGCGGGTCAGTCTCGCGTCAGGCCGCGCTCTTCATGGCCTCTCGCTTCTTCGTGGCGACATAGCTCGCCTCGGTCGGATAGTCGCCGCGCAGCTCGGCGCTGGCCGCATACTCGGCCTTCCATCCCTCCTCGGTCGTCGCGACAGGCGCCGGCACAGCGGCACCGGTCGTCGAGACGGTAGAGGTAACGCCGTCGGTAGCCTTGTTCAGAGCTTCCAGACCCTTTTCGACGTCCTTCGGCGCTGCCTTAACTGCGGCAAGCACCACGACGGCCGATTTCTCGGGCGTCATCGTCAGGTCTGCCTTGTGGTCGGCCTGCATCTTGTCGAGACCGGGAAGGCTGAGGCCCGCAAAGTTCGCATCGATGCCTGCCAGACGCGCCGCTTCGGCTGCGGTGGCTCGGGCAGCCGCTTCGGACACCGCCCGATCCATGTCGGCCTGCGTAAAAGTGCCCGCTTCGGCGGCGGGTGCGCCCTGTGTCGTGTCCATTCGAGTTCCTCTCTGTTGGACGTTGGAAGGCGCGCCCTTCGGGGCGCGGGTGGAAAGTTCTGCAAGCAGGTCTTCGAAGGTGCCGACGCGATCAGCCACGCCACGCGCGACGGCCTCGGCCCCCATGAAGGCCTTGGCTTCGGTCGACCGAGCGGCCGCTTCGTCCAGGCGATCGCCGCGCCCGGTTGCCACGGTCTTCACGAACAGGTCATACAGCGCGTTGACCTCGGTCTGCAGCTCGGCCCGAACCTCGGTCGACAACGGTTCGAACGGATTGCCATCGACCTTGTGCGCACCGGCGAAGATCAGCGTCGGCGTGATGCCGTCGGCGTCGAGCTGGCGCGACATATCCGCATGGAGCAGGAGAACGCCGATCGAGCCGGAGATACCGGTCTCCGTCGTGACGATTTCCGTGGCGCCCGAGGCGATGGCATAGCCTGCCGACGCAGCCATTCCGGCGACCAGAGCGACGGTCGGTTTGGCCGCGGCCAGTTTGCGTACCATCGCGGCGGTCTCGAAGGCACCAACGGCCTGGCCGCCGGGCGTATGCAGATCAAGGATGACGGCATGCACGTCGCTGTCAGCCAGCGCGGTCTTCAGCTGGTGCTGGATCCCTTCATAGCTGGTGAGGCCGGACGATGCGCCAACCCAAGCACCACGGTTCACCAGCGAGCCGGTGATGGTGATAATCGCGACCCCACCGGAGACCCTGTAGGGCTTGGCTCCACGCACGATGCCGCTTTCATCTCGAGCGAGGTCCGTTCCCTCAAAGCGGTTGGCCTCGATGTCACGGATGCCGATGCGGCCTGACAGCACCGACATGATCGTCTGTGCCTTGTCGGGCGTGATCAGGAGCGGCCGGTTCAGCAGCTGGTCGGCGATGCGGACGAGAAAGGTCATTCCTCTTCGCTCCCTGTCGGTTCGGCACTTGTAGGTGCAGGCTGGACCGACATGATGCCGGCCTTGGTGCGTGCTGCCGTCTCGCGGCCGAGCTGTTCTGTCTTCTGGTCGAAGTCGCCGCCGGTGCGTTCGGTCAGCACCTGCTGGTAGGTCTTGAAGCCGTTCTGGACGTCGATAGCGTCGGCCTCGGCTTCCTTTTTCGGATCGAGCGAAGCGCGGACGGGGCCGGTCCACTCTGCGTTCAGCCATGCGCGGCGGATCAGAGGGTCATCGTAAAAGCCCGGCGCTTCCAGTCGGCCTGTGAGGATCGCCTCCTCGATGACCCATTCATAGACGGGCTGGCAGAATTTGCGCGCCAGCCATGTCCGGCGGCGCCGGAAAGTGTGATAGGCCATCTCCAGCGCAGCGCGGCTTGCCGAATAGCTCGACGTGAAATGCTTGATCAGCAGTTCGAACGGAAGCTCCAGCGCGACGCCGATCTGGCGCAGCACCGCCGTGGCGAACGCGTCGAAGACAGGGTTCGGTCGGCCCGGATTGGCGACCGTGATGTCCTCGCCGGGTGCGAGGTCAACGATCGCGCCGGCGCCAAGCTCGATTTCGCCCCGATCCCCGTCATTGCCGGCATCGGAGGTCGGCAGCGGAGACGTGTCCGTGTCGGCGCTGTTCTTCACGAAGACGGTGAACATCGCCGAGATGACGGCGGCTCGGACCTCCGCGTCGGTATAATCGCCGAAGCTCTTGAACAGCTCCACCACTGGAGCGAGCAGCGGAACGCCGCGCGTCTGGTCGGGCCGCAGCCGTTCGAACAGGTGGAGCACGACCGGCCGGCCGTCATTGTAGAAGGCGGGAACCCGTCGCCATGCGCTTGGCATGCGACGGATGTCGCCGGGATGGACGTTGGCGACGTGATAGGCCAGACGAACGCCCGATGCGCTATGCTCGATCCCACCGGCCACCGTATCCGTGTCCGCGCCGCGATGCGGATTGGAGACACGGTCGGCCTCCAGCATCTGCACCTTCGCGCCATAGACCTGGCCGGGATCCCTGCGCCATTTGCGCAGCGCGAAGATGTCTCCGGATTCGAGCACGCCGCCGAACGCGAGCGCCTGCATCTCGTCGAAACTCTGCACGCCGGTCCAGTCGATCGTCGCCGAGGCGATTTCGAATTCCCGCTCCGCAAGCTTGTTCCACGCCGACGCGGCTTCCTCGGTGATGCCGAGCACGACGCGGTCGCATTGCGCGTTGAGCACGAGCCCGTCGCCGACGACATGCGTCTTGTAGGTGGCGATCGCGCCGGTCGCCACCGGCGTATTGCGGGCGAGGTCGCGAGCCCTGGCACGCAAAGTCGGCAGGTCGGGCAGGATGTCGGCATCCGCGGAATTCCCCTGAGGCTGCCAGTTCTTCGTCGCGCGCCGGTCGCGCTTGCCTCCCTTGTAGCCGCCAGACCAGTATTCCAGCGACGTGCGCGCTCGGATGCGGTCGACAGCGAGGGCCGGCGAGAACACGCCGATCATGCGGTCGATCAGGTTTGGCTTTGCCACCTTGACCTTCACGCCGGCACCCCGTAGCGCAGGCCGCCGCGCCCGTTACGGGACAGCTTGTTCACCTTCGCCTCCCAGAACTCGATCATCTTCTGGATGTCGCCGAGGTCGGCCAGCGTCAGCGTTCGCCCGTTGATCGAATAGCTCTGCTTCTGAGCGACGCGAACGGACGCCTCAAGATATGCGTCGAGCTGCGCCTGCGCGCTTTCCAGCGTGATCCCGGCCATGCCTATAATCCTTTCGACCGCACCCGCCGCCCGCGCGGCTTTCCGGCGGCAACCGTCTCGATAGTCGCAGGCTTCACCGGGTTCTCGCTCGCGACGACGCGAACCGCATAGCTGTTCTCGGCAACCGGGGCGGCCCACGCGGGCGAGCGGTCCCAGTCCAGCTTCTCCGCCTTCAGCACGATCGCAAGCGCCTTGGCGTAGACCGCAAGGTCGAGCGACTCGTTGCGAAGCCCGCTCTTGCGCGCTTCCCAGCCCTTGTCCGTGCGGACCTCCGCGCAGAACTCGGCGAATGCTGCGTCGCTCAGCGCGTCCGGCAGGTGGTATGCGCCCGGTCCCGGTTCCTTGCGGGTCAGGGCGAGCGCGATCTCGTCCTTCAGTGGATCCGTCCCGACGGCGACGATGCGGATGTCGGTCGTGCGCTTCGTCTTGGTCCCGAGCACTTTTTCCGGAGCCGCATAGACGGCGCGTTGCTGGTTCAGGCCGCCGATGCCCTTGGCAAGATAGACCCGATGGCCGACGCCGGCTTTCTTCATGGCTCGGAAGAAGCGGTATGCATTGGCGGTCACGCCGGCCGCGCCTCCGGAATCCACGATGACCGCGCGGGGCAACATTTCGTAGCCGCTGCCCGCGACCGGATACGAGCGATCAAGCAACCTGCGCAGGACCGCCCAATCCTCCGGATAGCGCGGGGGGTCGATGGCGCGACGCGACTTGCCGTTCTTGTCGGTCTCCGCGCCGGGCGCTCCCTCTGGCGGCTCCGATATGTCGAAGCGGTCGATCAGCCAATGTTCCAGGTCGCGGCCCCACGCCTCGGCCGAGACAACGAAACGGTTGCCCTGCACGTCGACCTGCAGTGTGATGAACCGCGTCTCTGCAGGAGCAACACCCAGCGGATAGCGCTTCGACAAGGCCTTCAGCGTTTCGGCACCGAGGCCTTCGCCGACCATCCGCACGGCGGGAAGGTGGGCTCGGCCCTGGTCGAGGTTGATCGTGGCCTTGAGCGCGGTCTCGTCGCCGCGTTCGTCGAACGAGGCCTTGCCCTGCAGGTAGCGCAGCACGAGCTGTTCCCAGCTCTGCATGGCCGCGACCGGACCCTCGCACCAGTAGGAGACGATGTCGGTGTCGCGGATCGCCTCGTCGCCGAGTTCCACAAGGTCGACGCCGTTGCCATGCTCGTGCAGCCAGACGCCATCGAGGTTCAGTTCATGCTTGCGATCCGGCGCGATGACGCAGCCATGCGGGCAGGCCATGAAAACGGTGCGCGCCGTTTCGCCGGGTGTCGCGCGCGTCTCCCAGTGCAGCGTATCGAAGCGCGGGCGAAAGCGCGTATGGCAGCTCGGGCAGGTCCAGTAGAACTGGGCGCGCGTGCCGAGGCTGTATTCCGCCAGAACGCCGGCGCAGGGCGGCGGCTCGTGCGGCGTGGCCGGTTCCCAGTCGTCTCGCTCGATGGGCCGGCCCGGCGACGATTCGGAAACCACCATGCCGAGTGACCCGGCATGCTGCACGCGCTTGCGCGCCAGCATGAAGGGATCGCCTTCGCCGTCGACATCGTCCGGCATGCGGTCGCGGTCGGTCAGCAGCACCGTGAAATACTCGTTCTGCGAGAAGTTTCCGATGACCGGCCACCGTATCTGCAGGTCCATGCCTCCGGCGAACTTCTTGGCATGGATATTGTCCGCGCCGCGTCCGGTCTGCTGCAGGCGCTGCAGCTGCGGATTGGCCCGCAGCATCGGTGCGAGCTTGCGCTCCGAGAACTGTTTGGCCGAGTCCTGCGTCTGGCACACCACCATCGTGTCGCGCGGCTTGCATTCGATGGCGTGTCCGACTGCGTTCAGGATCAGGCTTTCCGACTTCGCCGTGCGGGCCGGGCCTACGAACACCAGCGCGCCGTAGCGCCGTGAGGTGATCATCCGCGACGGTTCGGTCATGTAGGGTGCGAAGTCGTTCGACCACTTGCCCTGGAAGTTCGGCAGCGAGATCCGCCGCGAGGATTCGGCCCATTCGGCGACGTCGATGCGCCGCTGCGGTTTCAGCGCGGGCAGCGTGTCGCGCAGCACCTCCTCCACCGACGCGAAGGGCGGCGTCGGAAGGGACGGCAGGAACCGCTGCCAGGCGGGTTCATGCATCGAAGAGATCCTGCTTGTTCGGCGCCGCGCTTTCGCGCTGCAGGTCCCAGAAGTGGCGGATGCGGGCATTCAGCTCGTCGACCAGGCCGTCGCACACCTCGATGAAGGCCTGCACCGCCTTGGGAGGCATGGCCTCGACGCGTTCGACGCGATCGGGCGCGGCCTCCATCGTGTCGCGTGTCATCGCGAAGATCTGCTCGAGCATCTCGGCCACGTCCTCGCGTCGCATCAGCTGCTTGCGCTGCGCGCTGAAGCGCTCATGCTCGATCTGCACCGCAAGGATTTCGCGGCGGGACTTCGGGTCGAGCGCCTCGATCGTGTCGCCCGCGCCGCCGCCGACCAGCGCCAGGCGCATCGCGGCCTGCGCCGCCTTCACCTGTTCCGACCGCAGGTCTTCCTCGGCCTTGCGCGCTTGCCGCCACGCCCAGCACTGCGCCAGCCTCAGTTCATAGGCCTTGCCCTGTCCGCCCGTCTGCTGCACCGGCATGCCGGCATTGATCCACGCCGTAACGGTGTTCAGGGACGTGGCCAGCGCGTCGGCCAGCTCCTCCCGATTCATGACGCAATCCGCCACGCCTTCCGGCAGCGGGTAGCGCGCCACGAGATCGTCGATCTGCGACTGGGTGAGTTCGATGTCTTCCATGGAACTTTCGTGATGCCCGCAACCGGAACAACAACAACAAGACTATTCGCCAGTAGCCCAGCGGCATTCGGTGCCAAATCAACCGCGAGCGCGAAACACCCGCGGGGTTTGGGGTCGCTGGGAGGACCCGAGGCCTATCTGGCGGTGGACAGCGCCCGAGCCATGGCGGCTTCGAAGCGGCGAGGGAAGTTCAGCACTGCAGCGTCGATCGCTGTCTCGTAGAAGCGGAATGTCGGGCGATAATCGGCCTGGTCCTCGTACGACACGAGCAGCCTCAGCCCGCCCTTGCGCGTCCGCTGCCAGATCCCACCCTGACCGTTGACGCGACCCGAGAACGTATCCTTGCGGGCAAGCAGGCGTTGCACCGAACCACGCGGCAGGTTGCCGTACTGGTTGACCCGCTGCTTCGCCGGGACGAGGAGGGCGCGACCTTTCGGTCGCCTCACGCCACCCGTCTCCTGCAGTTCGAGATAGCCTGCCTGCACATCTTTCACGAATACGCTCGCAACCGGCCTGTTCTTGTAGGCCGGCTTGTAGGCGACGCCGCGCTTCGTGAACGGCGTTGGCCGATCAAACGCGATCTCGATGCGCCGCTCGATCGCTGGCTTCACGTCGTATCGCGCCGTATCGGTCAGGGCGAGGGCGGTGGCGAAGGGCAGCTGTTGCTTCTGCAGATCAGCCATCGACGCCGACCATTCGCGAAGATTATTCGCGAACGAGATTTCCATCGTGATCTTCCGGGAATCTTGTCCATTGCGGTGAAGCTTGCTGCCTCACCTGGGGCCGATGGCGCTGTCCGCTCGTATGCGTGCGACTCTTTCGGCTCGTCCTGGGGAGACTCGGCTAATCGACTTTCGTGATTTGCGCAAGCTCGAGGTCGACGGTGGCGACGCGCCCGAAGATGTCGACATCGACGCCGGCGCGAGCCGTCTTCTCGAACAGCGTACGCACCACGCCTTCGCATCCGGAGAATGGTCCCGTATCGATGCGCACGGCATCGCCCTCGCTCAGCGCGTTGACCAGCTTGCGGATGAACTGCGGATCCTTCTCGGCGCGCAGGCGGAAGCGGTGCATCTCCTTGTCCTGCAAGGGGGAGGGGCAGATCGCCCCACCCACGACATCGCCCACGCCGGCTATGCCCTTGAGGCCGTGCCAGGTGATCTCGCTCCATGCGACGCGCACGAACATGTAGCCTGGAAACGCAGCCTTCACGGTCGAGCAGAAGCTCTGCCATTTGCGTCCGCTTCGCCGTTTTCCCTTGAAGGTGAGCACCGCCATCCAGTGCTCGATGCCGGCATTCGTCAGCGCATTGTCCACAGATATGTCGGTACCCATGACGAGCGTCAGCACATACCAGCGCGGTTCGCACGGTCCCGATTCGCCAGCTGCGGCAAGCAGCGCCTGCTGCCTGCGCGAGATCATGCGCGCAGCATCGAGGCGCATGGTCTGCCGGTCGGTCGGCACCGGCGTTGCCTCACTCAGCTGCTTCCTGTCCAACGCCATCATGTTTCCCTCGCAATGCCGCCACAAACCCGTCCAGTCCTTCCGGCCCGCCAGCCGGGCAATAGACAACCTCGATCCGGTCGAAGACCGCCGGCCATGGCCATGTCCGTTCGGCAAAGGCCGCGCGCCATGCCGACAGCGTCTCGCTGCCCTGCGGCACGGGCGCCATGGCGGCCTTCAGGCCGTGCCAGCGCTCGCCGAACACTGCGCCGCCCTTCTGCCGCTGCACCGCAAGCCAGTCGGCCACGGAAGGCCAGAAGCGGCGCATCTGCGGTTCGGTGGTGAACACGCTCCCGGCCTCGACAGGCTCAGCCGGCCCGGCGAGCAGGAAGGCGAAAAGCCTGGCCATGCCGACCGGCCCCAAGCAGGCCGCCCTGCCGTCGGGGCGGGCCGCATCGTCGCCCCCGGGTTGCCCCGCCTTGCGCTTTTCGAAGCGCTCCATCACGGCAGGCTCCAGCCCGGTCCATGTCTTGCCCTTGAGCCACACGCCGATCGGCGGCGGTTCCTTGCCGCGCTGGGCGAGGTCGGAGAGGTAGGGGTCGCGCCAGCGCTCGGCCTCGCGGCGCTCTTCCGGCGACAGCGCGGCAAACTGCCTGCCGATCCAGTCAGGCGAGGCCGTGTCCCAGTCCTTCCACGGCCCGATGGCGAAGCCGCGACCGCTGCAGAGCCGCATCACCCGTTTCTGGAACGCAGCGCTCTCGGGCTGGTCCTCGGGATCGGGTTTTTCCTGATCTGAAGTCGAGGTCGCGCGCTCGCGCTCTCTCTCTGGTGAGGGGTCTAGGGAGGAGTCTGGAGGGGTTGTATGACTCCTGGTGTCACCCTTAACCGTCTCCGGTGTCACCCTAAGGGCGGTGGTTCTGTCACCCTTGGCGTCGTCATCTAAGGGTGACTCCGTGTCACCCTTGATTTCATCTTCCCCATTCGCTGCGCTCACCGCCTCTTGGTTGCTTTCCCTTTCAGTCTGCGGCCTCACCGCATCTTTCTGGCCAATGCCGGCGACATAGGCATCCCAGCCATTGCGGCCGATGACGGAGAGCACATCGAGGTCGAGCGCATATTCATTGGTCGAGCGTCGGCCGTGGCCGCCTTCGCGAACTAGCTTGAGCAGACGCACGTCGACGAAGGCGCGGATCTCGCGCTGCACTTGGCGCTCCGAACATTGCGCCGCGCGCGCCACGGTGGCGACGGCCGGGAATATGCGGCTGCCGTCATCCTCGCAGGCGTCGATCAGCTTCAGCAGCACCAGCTTGCGAATACAGGTGCCCATGTCGGCGCGAAAGCCGGTGCCGAGAAGGAATGCGCTCATGCGACCTTCTTTTCACTGTGGGCAAATCCACAGTCGCTCTCGCCAAGCAACGACGAGCCAATGTAAATTCCGCAAGATCGGCTCGGGAGAAGATAATGGCGATAAGATCTGGTCTGGAAGTCAATTCGCTTCAAGTACATGAAATTACTTGGTCGCAAATACTCGCTGTACTGGCTTCGGTTTCGAACTTTGAAGTGTCCATTGAGGGGCAGCATAAAGAGGCCGCAGCCGACAGTCTTGCGCAGCGCCAACCTCAGACGCATCGGGCTTTTGTAAGCCTGGCTGCCGAATTTGTTGGCAATGCTTACAACGAAGCCGAATTGCGCAATGGATTGGGTCAGTTCTCTCCGAACTACGTCGACAGAGTGCTCGCCGAGAATCGGTTCTCGATTTTCAATCCTGATGGAAAAGCGATCGTATCCGGAAACGGCAGAATGCCGGTGATCAGCCAAGAGTCGGTGGACAATCTCCGCAACATCCTTTCGACACCGGGCAGTGCTGAATATGCGACTAGCGTTGTCGGAGTGATGCTGGCAGCCTACCTGCACGCCACCCGAAACGCGGGCGGAAATCGCACATGGACCACTGGCATTGGGGCATTTGATCGTCTCGTCAGCTACTATTCGCCGCGGATAGCCTACGTGCAGATTACTATGGTTGAGGAGCCGCAGGAGCTCGCGGAAAGAGCCGCCCAATACGACGCAAGGATAGCTGAACTCGAAATCGGGCTGGAAGAGAGAGAGAAGCAGGCAAACCGCATCTCGGAAGTGATCGGTAGCTTGCAAGTCCGCAACGAGACCAACGCCAAATATGGGGACAAGTTTGTCGCACAACTTGCAGGCATTCAGGACGACATCGCAGCATGGAAGAAGGCAATCGATGAACAGATCAAGCTGACCGCCGCCGGCGCACTTTGGGGGGAGCGCACCAAACAGGGAGCGCTGGCCTTTTATATTTCGGGCGCCATTCTCGTCGCTGTCATGACAGGGATTCCTCTTATCGCCTATCTGGGCAGAGACGATATTTTCCAATACCTCCTCGCGCTTGAAAGCGAAATGGTAGCAGCAAGCACGGGCGACAACAGCATTGCCACAACCATCACGGCCGTAGGCAGGTTGGCTCTCATTTCCGCACCGCTCGCGTTTGTAGTTTGGTTGATCCGACTGATCGTTCGATACAACATGCGATCGATGCTGCTTATGGACGATGCTCAACAGCGAGTCACGATGTTGAACACCTACCTGTATCTTATCGAACAGGATGCAGCGTCCAAGGCCGATCGAGGGGCAATTCTCGAAGCGCTCTTCCGACGAGCACCTGGCCACGGACCCGATACTGTGGAACCGCCAAATTTTACCGATCTTCTCAAATACGGGCACGAGCCGCAAAAGCCGTAGCGGGATAGACAGGGCGAAACGCAGGAAGGCCCATGAAATCTCGGCTTGCGACCGCAATTGCCGAAGATTTCGAGAGGATGTGAGGACTTCACGATGGCGCATCGCAGCAAACCGGAGCCATGGGAGCGAGAACGCAACTGGTTGAGCATCGCCATAGCCAGTGCCGTCATTGCAGCAGTGGGAATCGGCGTTGCAGCGATATGGGTATTTGCTGAAGGAGACCCTCGTGAGCGCCTCATCCGTGTCAATACGCTTGCACCTTTTGGCGTGGTTGCGATCGCCGCGATCACATTCGCAACCGTAGTCTGGCGCGGCCTGATTACCGCGAGACAGGCTGACACCGGTCTTGAGCAGTTGAAGGGACTCCAGAAGCAAATAGCATTGACGGAAGAAACGAACTTGGCAGCACTGATGCAGAAGGGCGCTGAACTTCTTGCTGATGAAAATCCTGCCAAAGTATCCGCAGGGGTCGCATCCTTGCGGGCAGTCACCGAAGCTCCAAAGACAGGCTTCAGCGATCCATCTCTGGCTCTCCTTATCGATTTCATTGCCCGGAAAGGCGAGCATGGGCACACTTGGCGACCGATCCAACAAGCTATAATCGCAGTTAACGCTTCTGCTGAGGTACGCGGCGTAACGAGCGATCAGATCCTCTTTTTCGAAGAGGATGAGGAATTGGCAATGCGCTCCGATGAGTACGTGACTGACTGGCAAATTGTGTCGGCCGTCAGATCGGCGCGTTATTGGGGCGGGAGCTTTCACTACAAGAAACTGGTGACTGTGCCGGAGGGTTTTGAGTTCAAATCCGTCACCTTCAACGACTGCACTTTCGGCAATATTGGCGAATTGCATCTCACAAACTGTCGGTTCCATCAGTGTTCGTTCGATGTTGTTTCGGCAGAACATTTCGCGAAGCACAGCTTTAACTGGTGCGATTTTTCCAACACCAAAATTCCGATGAATGGTCCTCTTCCCGATCTCAGACCCGGGTACAATTATTTCCGTTTGGACGAGCCTCCCCACATCATGGATAACCCCGGCCCAACGATCGTGTTGGAGAATATTTTTGACGTGCACGATGATACTTGAATGCGCGTTCACTCAGCCGCCTCCATGTAGGCGACGAGCTGCGGGCAGTTCGCGGCGACCAAGGCAGCTGCCATCGGTGGCGAGACGGAATTGCCGCAGCAGGCGATCTGGTCGGATTTCGGCAGCGGCCTGCCGTTGAATTCGAGGTCGATGATGTAGTCGGGTGGAAAGCCCTGCGCCGAGAAGAGTTCGCGCGGCGTCAGCATGCGCATGCCGATGTCGACGATTGTGAAGACCTCCGCCTCGATCTCGACGGTGACGAACTCGCGCTCGTCCCAGAAGCCGTGCTCGCGCAGGAAGAACGCCACCTGACGCGCGCGGGCAAGCTGCGCATCCGAGAGCGGCGGCGCCGCGGCCTCGCCCTCGACATAGCCGAAGCGGTCCTTCGTCGTGACGGTGCGCTGCGGCTCGTCGAGCCGCTGGCCGTCGCCGGTGCCGTAATAGCTCTGCAGGAACGGTGCAACGATGTTTGCCTCACGCGCCGCAGGCGCTCCGGCAGAGCCTTCGGACGGACTATCGTCCTGAAGTCGAAGCTCGGCTTCGACTATGGTCAGCCCGGCGCCGCCGGCCGTGATCGTATGCGTCGGTTCGTCGGGCGAAGAGAATGGCTTCTGCGCGTTGCGCATGGTCATCAGATGCGGCGCGATGAAAGCCGAGTGCTGGCCTTCGGCAAGCACTGTCGCATGAGGCTCGTCGACCGGCCTGTCGCGACGCGCCGATCCCTTCATCGACATCAGGTGCGCCGCGATGACGCCCTGCTGCGGATTGGACGTGATGGTCGACAGCGGCTCATCGGCCGGACGACCGGGATTGACCCCGCCGATCCGGCGACCGTCATTGTTGTGCTGCGCGAGGAAGGCGGCCGTGACGCAGACATCGGCTTTGGCCGTGATCGTGGCGAGAGGCTCGTCGCCACCACGCGGGCGGCTCTGTCCGGCCCGTCCGCCGCAACCGACCAGCGATGGCACGATGACCGCGTTCTGGTCCTTCTTGGAGGCGCAGATCGTATGCGCGGGATCCTCGACGCTGCGGTTCGCCCCGCCCTGCTGGGCATAAGAGAGAACCGGCGCGATGACGCCGAGGGGAGCAGCAACACCGGGCTTCTTCTTGAAGCTGTTGGCAGTAACGGTCGCCAGCGGCTCGCGAGCATCGTGGCCGGTCGCGCCGGTGTTGAACCGGATGATTGAGGGCGTGACGAGAGCCTGATTGTTGCCACCCGCATGAACCGTGGTGAGCGGCTCGCCGATTCCGTATTCGCGTCGGCCGCCACTATCGCCGTGTGCAAGACCGACAACGAACGGCCTCTTCGACTTCAGCACGTAGCGATCGACGCCGCGCGCAACCCGGCTCATCGTGGCGCTGGCGAGAGGACGCACAGCGCGCAGGCCGTGCTTCTCGAAAACCTCGGCCGTCGTGTCGAAGATGGAGGGGCATGGCAGCGACCAGTCGATGATTTCGGCCGCAGTGCGCCAGGGCAGCTTGCGGCCGGCGACAACGTCGGGATCGTCGGGCTTGCCGTGCGTCGGCTTCGGCCAGACGATCTTGCCCCCATCGAAGCGAATGATGATGAAGAGCCGCTTGCGGATTGTCGGCGCGCCGAAGTCGCAGGCGCGCAGCTCGCGCCATTCGAGACGGCCGCCAAGCCGGCGAATCGTCTTGCACCATTTCTCGAAGGTCTGGCCACGCGCCTCCGGGTCGGGCATCAGTCCCTTGTCCGTCTCGACCAGCGGACCCCAGTCGCGGAACTCCTCGACGTTTTCGAGGATGACGACATCGATCGAGCCGCCGCTGTCCTGTATCCGCTCGACCCAGCCCGGAATGACCCATGCGAGATCGCGCACGTTGCGCTCGACCGGCTTGCCGCCCTTGGCCTTGGAGAAATGCTTGCAATCCGGCGAGAACCAGGCGAGCCCGATATGCCGTCCCCGCACATAGTCGAGCGGGTCGACCTTGTAGATATTCTCGCTGAGGTGGAGCGTCTGTGGATGGTTCGCGGCATGCAGCGCCAGCGCCGCCGGGTTGTGGTTGACCGCCATGTCGGGCGAGCGACCGAGTGCGATCTCGATGCCCGTCGACGCCCCGCCGCCGCCGGCGAAGCTGTCGAGGATCCGCGGATCGGGCGAAGCCCGCAAGCCCGACCGGGCGTCGGACCCTATGGTCCGCCCCGCCGGAGCGCCGTCGGCGCGTGAGTCAGAGAACCCGTTCAACTGTCCTTCTCCCCGATCAGCTCGCGGAACACGGCCTCGCCCAGCCGCGAGAGCCGCCAGGTGCGGACGCCGCCCGCACGGCGCGGCCCTTCGTGCAGAAGTCCGAATTCGCACAGTTCCAGCGGAATGGCGGCGCAGCGCGAATCCGAACCCTTGCCGCGACCGATCAGGATGCCGATCCGGTGCGCCGGGATGCGGAACACGCGGTCGTCGTCGACATGGAAGCCGATGACGTACAGCACGGCGAGTTGCAGCCGCGTCAGCCCGGCCCATCGCCGGCCGATCAGCCTGTCGAGTTCGACCGGGCTGATCTTCTGCTGCGCAAAGGGAATTTCGTCAGCGGGAGGCGGCGAGGGCCGGAAGACCATGTTCAAGTTTCGGACTCCTCTGCAGGCCGACCCGGATCCGCGACATAGACGAGGCGGATACGGGCCGCGCCGAGCGCGCTGCTGCCGAAGTTGCCGAGGTGGCAGCGGCTCGAAAGCGCGTCGGTCAGCGCATCGAGATAGGCCTCACCGTCATCGAAAGCGGCCTTGCGGCAGTGCCGCCGGAAGACGTCCTTCCAGCGCATCAGCGTGAAGACCGGGGCGGAGAGTAGGACGGCCGCTCGCGCCGCATCATCCTCCGCATCGCGCATGGCCTTCACATCGGGGTTGAGTTCGTTGTTCATCTCGCCCCGCCCAAGAAAACTGTTTCAGTGCTGCTCACGTGAAACGTGGCGGGCTTTTTCAGTCCGGCGGGCCTTGGCCTCTTGCGCGGCTTGTCGGCCTGCGAAGCCGCCCGGTAGAACCCGCGCGGATCGAGCCCGGCCCAGTCGCAAATGGCGAAAACCTTGGCTGCGGAAATGTCCTGCCCGGCCATGACGCGGGAGAGGTCGGGCGTGGTGACGCCGATCCGCTCGGCGATCACGCGCCAGCCCCGACCGTCATAGTCGAGCATCGGACGAAGCCGGCGCGCCAAGGCGAGCGTATCGAAAGCGGCAAGCTCGCCAGAGCGGATCGGCCTGGCTGCCCGCTCACGCTCGGCGAGTTCGTCGGCGCGATCCACCATCGCAAGCCGCTTCTCCAGCGCTTTGCGCAAGGCCTTCATGCGACGGGTGATTTCGGAAGATGGCTTCATGCCTCCGCCCTCGCCAGCGATGAGGCCGCCGTGGTATGTGTTCGAGAATGAGGGGTGATTGGGACCCAGCGACGATAAGCTTGCTGTTGCTTGCGGCGTTCGCAGGCGGCGCGGCATTTCTCGGCCTCACGCACTTCGCGGTTTTGCACGCGGACTGGTGTCCGGTAGAGCAACTTGGCCGTGTCGAGTGCTTGCGTAACTGGATCGGCGCGCTCAGCGGCTGGGATGCTGCTTTCGCGGCCGGCGTTACAGTCTTTGTGCTTGTAGGACAGATGGCTCAAGCCCGACGGCAATCCGATTGGATGGTGGGCGATGCGATACCGACAGCATCGCTGTTCGATCCACGAGAAACCCGTATCGGCAATGCGTTTTCGAATCGGCTGAACATCGTGAATTGGAACAGGCACCCGATTTTCATACGAACCATCAGGCTTGTTGCGCCCACAGGGATCGAACTCTTGTCGTGCGAAGTTGAAGACCACGATCCGGCTCGCAGAAATGCACTGGAAGCCGAGTACGCAAGAGGTTCGATGTATGTGCCGGGTTGGGTGGACCGGAGCGTCAAACCGACGGTCGCTGAGTTTAATCTGACGTTTCGCACGAACGTGGCTGCCGCCGTTGCAGCGGCGCAAAACAACCTGGTCCGTGCACGCGTTGAACTTGCCTTGGAGATCGTGATTGTCGGCGACGAACACACAACCGTTTCGCTGGCGGTCGCGAGGCCAGATGCGTTGATGGTTGTCGACGATGCCTAGCATCACAACTTCACCGCCAGTCCGGTGTTCTCGACAAACTGCTTGACGATCGCCGCCTTGCCGGCCTCGACCGATTTCGCTTTCGTCTGCTTCGCGGCAACGGTCCCCAGCCAGAACGCCCAGGTGCAGCCCTTGTCCTCGGGGAAAACAGCCCCGACCTCAATCGTGCCGAGCTTGGCGACGATGCGGCCGTTCTCGTAAGGCTGTTCCCAGACGAGAGAAACCGGGGCGGCGGGAGGAGGTGCCGCCCCGGCCTTTTTTGCCTTTGCCGGGGAGGAGGTCGGCTCGGGCATATCCGCCGCAACGGGGGAGGAGGTCCGCAGCGACGAATCGAACGGCCCCAACGGGGCCATGGTCTCGAAATCCTTCCAGTCGACACGCAGGATCGTCGTGTCGCGACTTCCGCCATAGGTGCCCGTCGCCTCGTCCAGTTCCCAGACCAACCAGGCCGTGTTCATGCGACTGGAGGCTTCCTTCCCGTTCCAGCCGTCGCGATGCATCATCGGCAGCCGCCGCTTAAAAACGTAGACGCGCGAGGGCGGGCATTCGTCCATGGCGAAATTGCGGTCCTCGTCGTCGAAGCCGCAGAGGAAGTTCAGGTTGAGCAGCAGCGCCATGCGGCGCGGCCTGTGTACGCGCAGCGCATGCGCGACGAAGGCGTTGAGGTTTTCGCCATAGGGCGGGTTGGTGACGATATCGATGCCAACCAGATCAGGCCGCGGGGCGCTTGTCAGGAAGTCGGCTACCGCCTGGCATTCGCCATCCTTCGTCACCGTGCCGTAGTCGACGAGGTCGGCCAGCATGACGTCATAGCCTGCCGCCTCCAGCTCGCGCGCGATCGCGCCCTTGCCGCAGGCCGGCTCCAGAACGACAGGCGAGAAGCGCATCAGCTGCAAAAGCGTGCGCATCGCCTCCGGCGGCGTTTCGTAGAGATTGTTGCCGCGATCTTCCTTCGTCGCGCTCGCCGTGCCGACGGCAGCGCGCAGGTTCGCGCGGGAGGGTTCGAGGCCGGCCGCGAGGCGCGCGGCGATGGCGCGCTCCACGAGGCCGGGTGCGCGCAATTCAGCGGCGGCGAGCTTGCGTGCTTCATGAACCTCTTTCGAGGTCAAGCCGAGTTCAGCCACAGTCGCAGAAGTATTCCCGTCGGGAAGACTTTTCGGGCGGCCTTTGGCGACAGCGCCTGCCGCCTGCGCAGCATCGTAGTCCACCGCAAGCCGGATCTTGGCCCGTGCCTCGATCAGCAGGGCGTCGCCTTGCAGACGCCGCGCCTTCGCGATCAGCTTTTCGGCGGCCCCGAACCGTTCGCCATAGTTCGCTGCCGCCTTGGCCTGGTCGTAAGCGCCGGCCGCCAAGAGCCGTGCGGCGATGACGTCGCCGTCGTCGAAGAGCTTGCGCGCGCGATCGACGACCTCGGCGAGGCCGGATGCGTCGATGGCGGCGGGAACGCTCACAGCCCCTGTCCCTTCGTCAGGGTCGAGAGGTCTTCCCAGCCCGAGCCGCCGGTCAGCAGGCAGGCCGTGCCGTCCGTCTGGACGCGCAGCACGGTGAAGCTGTCGGGCGAGGCGAGGACGACGATCAGCGCATCCGGGCCGATCTGGCCGCGCGCGACGGGAACCTCGCCATAACCCCCGGCGAGCTGCGCTACGAAATCGGCATAGGGACCGCAGAGAAGGACGGGAGACGGTGCACCTTGTGGCCCAGCCTGCGTTCGACCCTCCGTCATCGCCAGCGCGACGATGCCGCAGGCGATGGCCGCGATGATCAGTCCGGCCAGCCAGGAGCCGGCATGCCAGTGGATTGCCGCACGCTTCCTCATGATGCCTTCTCCCGATATGGAAACAGGTCGCGGCGCTTGCTCATCATCACGCCGACGGCGCCCATGTTCTTGCCGATGGCCTCGCCGATCTGGCGGGTCGTGCTGCCGCCCGCCCACATCGCCGCGGCTTTGCTCAGCATCTCGTCAGGCCAGCCGCGCACGGACTTGTCGCCCGGAGCCGGCTCGGCAGATGGCTCCGAATGCCTTGATGCAGCCGGCTGCGCTTCCCGCTGATCGGACAGTTCGGCGACGGGACGCGGTGCCGCTACCATCGGCGCCACCAGCGCAAATCCCTTCAGGATGTCGCGCACCAGGCTTTCGGGAAAACCCGTCGCGCGCGAAATGGCGCGAACGTCGAATTCGCCGGACAGGCACAACACCGCGCGCACCGCCTGGTCGAGTTCGCCGTCATTGGCCGGCAGGTTGCGCTCGCGCCGGACGCGCGCCGCGTAGCCGGCCTCGACGAGCTGGCGGACATATTCGACCGGCCGCTTGTTCATCAGCGCGCTGCGCCGCACGATCTCGGCATGCATCCCAGCATCGAGCGGGATCGTGATGCTGATTTTCGGGGCCGCGCTCATGCCACCCTCTGCCGCGGCCAGCGCCCGATCGTCTGTCGCGCGACAGGCTGACTCCCGATCGTCTGGCGACCGATCGTCTGCGAGGCCGTGTAGCCGGACCCCGCGCGCGCGGCATGCGCGGCGCAATAGGGTCCGAGCAGCGGATCACGATGCGCCGCGCAGAACAGATGATCCTCGCCCGGCCTTGCGTCGTTCACCGGCCAGCGGCATTCGGTCCATGCGAGATCGGCGAGGATTTTAGCAAGAGGCGGTGAGCGCAGCGAACAGGGATCAAAAGCAGCATCCGGCGCGGCCGTATCGGCCGTGGACAACACCACGCCGGCGCGAAACGGGACGTTTGCCGTGGGCTTGACCGGCGCGGCGGGGAGGGCAGGCACATGGAGCGCGCTGGTACGCTTCGCCCGCCGCACCGAATCCTGCTTCACCTTCTCCCGCGCCGGCCCCTTGCCGCCGAGGCCGATCGCGGCGAGCCGCTTGTTCCGGTGGACGATGCCGATGATGGCATTGCGCGTCACGGCGCGGCGAAAGCGGTGGTGGAATTCGACCACGATCTGGCTGGCGGAAAACCCGTCGCCCAGCCAGCCGGCGATCGCGTCCAGTTCCTCGGCTGCGTAGGAGATCGACATCAGTGCTCGTCCCCCAATGTCTCGCCGCCGGCGCCGCGCACATGGGCAGCGGCCTTGCGAAGTTCGCCGACAGCATCGAGCAGCTTGGCCGCGACGCGGTCTATCTGCGTCGCCTCGGCAGGCGTCAGCTTCATGTCGGCGAAGGCGAGCGCCCCCACCGTCGCCAGTTCGCCGAACTGCGCGAGCGCCTCGGCGTGCCGCTCCATGACGGAACTGTTGGCCGAGGCGGCGAGCACGTCGCTGTCGGCGAGCGTTCTGCCGCGCGCCTGGACGATCGCCTCGGTCATGTCGAAGCGGCCGGTTTCCTCCTCGAGAAGGAACACCGCCTCCAGCGGCATCAGCTCGGGGCTGTCGGAATTGGCCCAGCGGCCGACCGTCGACTTGCCGAAGGAGCAGATCGCGGCGGCGCGCTCGATGCCGCCGGCGGCGGCGATCAGGTCGCGCTGCCGCGCCTTGATCAGGAAATGCCTTGCATTCGCATTCGGCACCATTTTTCACTCCCTGTTCGGCCTGCGGCCTCACCGCCTCTTGGGGCGCAAAAGCTTTCCCGCGCCGGGAAATCCCGGCGTCGTTTCCCATCGCGGGAAAGGTTCGGTTGATTCAGATTGCCGGCGTCATCTCACGGAGGAATTCCCCCATGTCCCGCATCCGCCGCAGTCCTGAATCTGGAGTGTCCAACCCGCGCCGGTTCCGGCGCTACGTGAAGCTCGTCGCACATCGCCGGGAAGCCGACGGCCTCCTCGGCATAGGCGCAGATCGCCCGCGCCACGAACTCGCCAGGCGCCACCCCGGCGGCCTTCGCCGCCAGCACCAGCACCGCCTGGACATTGTCCGTCAGCGTCAGAACGAAGGCGTCGGACGAGGTTGCACCCCCATCCGACGCCACGCGGGAACCCCGGTCGGGGGCTTGGGAGTTTTGTTCCCGCGCAGGCCCGGCGGGAACGCGTGCCGGGCAATCGGTATCGGGCGAAGCCCGCAAGGTCTGCCGCGTCGCCGAAGGCGCGCAATCGCATGGGCGGCCGTCGCGGCTTATGCCGCGCCCCGCCGGAGCGCCTTCGGCGCGCGAGGCTGGAGAAACTTCCCCGGATGCCGGAACATTCCCCAACGCGGCATCCGGGGTGGCGCGGGAGTCCACGTGGGTATCGGGGGCTTGGGAGGAGGACTCCCGCGCAGGCCCGGCAGCAACACATGCCGGATGATCGGTGGCAATGCGACCAAGCCGCGCGCCCATATTGGCGAGATGCGAGGAGCGCAGGTTCATGCTGCTGCCTCGCTTGGTTGGGGTCGGCTGACGCTCGGGGGCCATGCGGCCCCGTCAGGCCAGCGCGCTGAAAACCATTCGAGCGCCTTCTCGAAAGTTCCCGTGTTGATGTCCGATTCGCCGCTCGCGAGCTTCTCCAGCGTCGCACCGCGATTCAGCACCAGCGTCGAAACCCGCGCCCGCGACAGCTTCGTGGCTGCACAATAGGCATCGGAGACAGCGATGAGTTGCGAGCGGAGATTCATGGACGCGGAACATGCGGACACTATTCCGCAAAGTCAACATAATTTTTTACGCATACCTCAAACGGGCAGCGCGGAATATAATCCGCGCATGAATGATGCCCTTCCAACAGATTTCCAGATGCGGGTTCGCCAGCGACTTGCCGATTTGAACCTCTCGGCGAATGCCGCCTCGCTCCGGGCCGGCCTGTCCCGGGAAGCCGTGCGCAAGATGCTTGACCCCGGTGCCGGCCTGCCGCGCGGCAGCAGCCTTGAAGCTCTCGCGCAGGCCCTTGGGACAACCGAAGCCTGGCTTCTGCGTGGCGAGACTTCGGCCGGTGGCGGACGCTCAGAAGTGCGGCCGGCATCCGTAACGCTGCCACCAACAGCCACGATGCCCAGCGATGTCCCGGTGCTCGGCACGGCGGCCGGATCACATGCGCGGGGCGCCTTCCAGATATCCACGGATCCAGTGGACTGGGTGAGGCGTCCGCCGGCGTTGGTCGGCGCGAAAAATGCCTATGCTCTTTATGTCGAAGGCTCGTCGATGATCCCCGAGCACAATCCGGGCGACCTGCGTTTTGTCCATCCCGGCAGGCCGGCTCGGGCGGGTGATTCGGTTGTCGTCCAGTTGATGGTCAATCCGGATGATGGCCAAGAGGCGACGATCGGCCGGCTATTGCGGCGGACCCCCACGCACCTGGTCATAGGCAAGCTCAACCCGGAGGCAACGGTCGAGCTCAAGCTCAGCACCGTCGTGGCCGTGCATAAGGTCATGACGCTGAACGAGCTTTTCGGTGTGTAGCCGGAGCCGGAGGAGGGATCGATCTGCTGTAGCCGGGAAAATATTCCGCAATGCGTATTGACGCGGAAATAAGTCCGCATTAGCTTTCGCCCCCATCGCAATCACGCGATGGAGGTTTCAATGCAGACGCAGATCGACGCGCAAGGCGCTTCGCCCGCCACTTCCCCCGCCATCACCATAGTCGAGCGCATGGCCGCGACCATGCAGGACATGCGCGCCGCCGGCCACATAATCACGGCCGACACGCTTGCCGTCCACGGCGACTTCACCGACGACGAGGTCCGCCAGCACGGCGACGAGGCCGCCAACCTCGCCCGCGCCCGCGCCGTCAAGCGGGTCGGCTGACCCATGACCGCCCGCGACGCGCTTGCCGCACTCTCCCGTCGGCTGCAGTCGATCGAACCGACCGCCGCCTGCATGGCCGGCCGGGGCAGGGGCTTCGGCCCCGTCGTCGGCCTGATGGCCGGCGAACCGCAAGAGGCGGTGAGGCGCGCAGCGCCGAACAGGGAAGATGGATATCCGAAAGACTATGCCGAGGACGACGAGCCGTTCGGTCGTGACGAGGAAAAGCCGACGGTGTTCAGCCGCGCCGCGATCTGCCTGCTGGCCTCGCTCGGGCTGCTCGGCGTCATCCTGATTTCGATCGGCGTCCGTGGATTCGGGGGCTGAGCCATCACCGCCAGCACCCCCATCGAATGGACCGACGCGACGTGGAATCCGGTGCGCGGCTGCACCCGCGTCTCGGACGGCTGCGGCGGCCCGAAGCACCAGGGCGGCTGCTACGCCGAAAAGATCGCGGCGCGCTTCTCGGATCCCGGCCAGCCCTTCCATGGCTTTGCCGAACGCACCCCGCATGGCGGACGCTGGACCGGCAGGCTGGCGCTGGTCGAGGACAAGCTTCTCGAACCGCTGTCGTGGAAGAAGCCGCGACGCATCTTCGTCAACTCGATGTCGGACCTGTTCCACGAAAACCTGCCCGACGAGGCGATCGACCGCGTCTTCGCCGTCATGGCGCTGTGCCCGCAGCACACATTCCAGGTGCTGACCAAGCGGGCAGCGCGGATGCGGGCGTGGTTCGAGGAACGATGGCAGCCGGCACCGGCACATACGTTGCCCGGCGGCCTTGTTGTTCCGGCCGAAAGACACGGAGAGACGCGCAGAACTCAGGTGGCGCGCGCATGCGAGCCGATTCTGGAAGACTTCGGCCTTGCTGATACGGAACGGGATGACCTCTGGACCGAGGACGGAAGCGGCAAGGCCATGCAATGGTCATGGCCGCTGCCCAACGTCTGGCTCGGCGTCTCGGCGGAGGACCAGAAGACCGCCGACGAGCGCATACCCGACCTGCTGGCGACGCCGGCGGCCATCCGCTTCGTCAGCGCCGAGCCCTTGCTGGGGCCGATAATCTTTTCGCTCATTCCGTTCCAGCAGGGCGGCAACGCGCCGAAGCGGCATATAGGCCAGATCACCAAGGCTGAACTGCGCGGATTGATCGAAGGCGAGCCGTCCGACTTCACGCCTTGCGGAAATGCGCTAGGAGGCATCGTCGAGCGAAGCCAGGGCTGGAACACTCTCGACTGGATCATCGTCGGCGGCGAGAGCGGCCCGCGCTCCCGCCCGATGCATCCGGCCTGGGCGCGCCAGATCCGCGACCAGTGCGCCGCCGCCGGCGTCGCCTTCTTCTTCAAGCAGTGGGGCGAGCATCTGGGCGGCGAAGGCCACGACCATGGCGACGGCGTCTGGTTCGAGGCCGCATCCGGCGAAGCCGAGAGCCGCTGGATAAGGACCGACGACACCTTTGACTGGTTCGAAGCAGACCAGGAAGGCCCCGAAGGCCCGATGCACCTGCGCGTCGGCAAGAAGACCGCCGGGCGCCTCCTTGACGGTCGCGAACACAACGACTTTCCCGGAGCCAGGCCATGACGCTGTTCCGCGTCCACTACGCCGACGGCACGGCGATCGACGTCGAGGCGGAGACGCCGGCCGAGGCGCGCGGCATCGCCGGCAAGCGCCGCGCGGGCATCGTCACCAAGGTCAAGGTCGTGAAGGCAGACGGGCATGGCTGAGCACCCCGTCCGCCTCCGGCTCTCACGTCGCAAGGGTTTCGACCTGCAGGCGCTGTCGCGCGAGACGAACGGCCGCGATGCCGTGCATGTCGGCCGGCCGGGGCCATGGGGCAATCCCTTCGTCGTCGGACGCCATGGCGACGCCGCCTATTGCGTCGATCTCCACAAGGCCATGCTTGCCGGCCTGTTGAGGGTCGGTCGGGATCCGGACATCGCAGCGCTCGAACGGCACCGCCGCTTTGTCGCCGACAACGCCACCGAGCTGCGCGGCAAGAACCTCGCCTGCTGGTGCAAACCCGGCGCGCCCTGCCACGCCGATACCCTCCTCGAACTCGCGAATCGCCCGTGAGCGTACGCTTTCCCCTCGACCCCCGGCTCATCCCGCCCGAGAAGGTGGCGCGGCGGCTCGGCGTCACGCCCGCAGTCTTCGCCGCCAAGCTCGACGAGCTGCGCGCGCAGGGGTTTCCACAGCCCGATCCCGTTCTCGGCAACTGGTGCCTCGACGCCGTCGATCGGTGGATCGACGAGCGGGCTGGCCTCGTCCGGGAAGGTGATCCATTATCCGCGCAGGCCGCGATGAGGCGCGCCGTGCGGGAGAGGGCATGGGCAAGGTGAACGTCCGCTATTATTGCGTGCGCAAGGGACGCGGCTACTGGCAGCCCACATCCGTGATGCGCGCGCTCGGCTTCCGTCCCGTCGCCTGCGGCCCGGACGGGCCCGCCGCCTGGGCCCGCGCCGAGGAGCTGAACGGCATCTGGGATGCCCGCGCCGCGCCGGCCTTCACGGCGGCCGACATTCCGCAACGGCCGGCATGGCCGGCAGGCTCGATCGGCGAGGCTTTCGACACCTATCGCGCCACCAATGAATGGGCGAAGAAGGCCCTTCGCACCCGCGAGGACTGGGAAAGGGGCTGGAAATACATCGCCCCCGTCTTTGGCCGCTTCCCGCCGGCCTTCGTCGACATGCCGTCCGTGTCGGACTGGCGCCAGGCGATCGAGGAAGACAAGAGCCTGCGCGAGGCGCATCGCGCCATGAAGATCTGGCGGGCGCTGTGGAAGGTCATGGCCGCCCTGAAATATTGCGACGCGGCGCGCGACCCTTCACTTGCCGTCGTCAACACCGAACCGAAGGGCCGCAGCCAGACATGGCGGGAAGGGGAGGCGGTGCGCCTGGTCAAGCGGGCGCTGCGCATGCGCTACTTCGGGCTGGCAGCGGCGCTGGCCTGCATGTGGGACGGCGCTGTCGCTCCGGTCGACGTGCGCACCCTGAAGCTCGCGCAGCGGCGCGAGGACGATCACGGCGTCTGGTTCGACATCGTGCGCGGCAAGACGGGTCGCGACGGCGTGCTGACCCTGTCGCGTCGCAGCGAGCGGCTGTTCCGCTGGTATCTGGCCAAGCAGTTCGGCGACGCCGAGCCGATCGGCAGCATGGAAATCTTTCGAACCAGGCGCGGCGCGGCCTACCGCAAGAACTCGTTCGCCGAGGACTTCAGGGACATCCGCAAGGCAGAGTTTCCGGGTGACGCGCGCATGATGCTCGACTTCCGCAGATCCGGAAGCACCGAGGCTGTCGCCGGCGGCGTCGAGGGCACCGCGCTTTCCGCCAAGCTCGCCAATTCGCTGTCGGAATCGAAGAAGCTGGAGCAGACCTATGTCCCCGTCCAGGTCGAGATGGTCCGCCGCGCCGACGCCGCGAGGCTGGACGGCCGCCGCAAGCTGCGCGGGAACAAATAA